ACTGATACAATAGAAGTAACTCAGCCTGACGAGGCTGACTTAACAGAAGGACAAAACTAATGTCAATTGACTACGCATCACTACTAACAGATGAGCAAAAGCGCAACATCCTAACTCAGCGAGTATCACAGTTTGCTGCTGAGGCATACCAGCACTCACTCAACAAGACTACTTGTGAGTCACTGGATGATGCAGATGGAGTTGCTAACGCTGACAAGGCTCTTGCAATTCTTGAGGCTGCAATTACAACTCATCAAGCAGAACTTGCAGCATTACCTGTTGAATCTGCTGAATAAATAATAAGTAGCAAGACCACCTGACCAAGTGGATAAACTGGTCATTTATTATTTTCTGACTTAAGGAGTAACGTGGCTAGAGATATTACCGAAGGTCGTAGTAACCGTGCTATTGCCGTAGATGTTGGTGTCGTATCAACTTCAAATATCTGGCAAAATACTGATGTAGCCTATGATGTGGCTGTTGGTGGAATGCCGTTTATTTTAGCCACAAATAATGACCGTCCATATACACGCCGTACTGCTCCTTTTAAGAAGGACCAGTTTGATTCTACTAATGAGCCAGGCGAACAGTCATTGACTGGTTGGTGGATTCGTTCTCAGATGTCATTTCATGGTGGTGCTGGTATTAATTTTTATGACCCTGCAACCAATGATGAGAATGGACATTACCGATTTGCAGATAGCAAGGGCTTAAATGTCTGGACTAAAGGACAAGTAACTCTTCTTAATAATGTCACTCAAGGACATAATACTACTGGCGCATTGCGCGATACTGGTATTTTTGAATCTAATCCACGTCCGTTTCAGTCAATTCGTTCTATTAAATGGAACAACACATCTGGTGTACTTGTATGGGACGAGTATGATGTAGATAAAATTAATACTACTGGAACGGTTACTCACTTTATTGATTATAATGCTGGTGTAGATGCTCCAGTATATGCTATTTGTGATGATGGTACTACTGCATACTGGATTACTAATACTGCTACAAAGAAAACTGTATACAAAAAAGCACTAACTGGTACATCTGCTACAGCAAATACATTTATGTTTGATGAGATTGGAACAATCTCTAATGCAACTATGGAGTATATTAAAGACCGTATTGTAATGTGTGCTGATAACAAGGTGTATGAGTTTGCTGCATCTGCCGTGGCCATGCCAACCGCACTTTATACACACCCAGTAACTAGCCATATCTATACATCAGTAACAGCATCAGGCCCAGCGATTTACATCGCTGGCTACAACGGTATTCAGTCTACTATTCAGAAGTTTACTCTCAGCACAGCAGGTGTAATGCCAACACTTACCTCTGCGGTTGTGGCTGCAGAACTTCCAGTAGGTGAAGTAGTACATAAGATTTACTACTATCTTGGTTACATGATGATTGGGACTAGCAAAGGTGTGCGAGTTGCAGTAGTCAACGACCAAGACGGTTCTATTAATTATGGACCTTTAGTAGTTGAGACAGACCAACCTTGTTATGACTTTGCAGCCCGTGACCACTATGTATGGTGTGCAACTTCAGTTAATGGTGAGCCTGGAGTAATTCGTATTGACCTATCAACAGAGATAGAAACTCTCCGCTTTGCATGGGCAAACGATATTAACTATGACGGAGTGACTGGTCATCAAACAACTGCTTGTGCTTTTGCTAATGGTACTGACCAACTTGCTTTTTGTACTGCCTATGCTTCTGGTGCTAACGGATATGTGTACATGGAAGATGAATCAACACTAAGAACATCTGGTTATTTAACTACAGGTAATATTAGATACGGAACTCTTGAGCCTAAAAACTTCAAGCGCCTTTTAGGGCGCGGTAACTTTACCTATGGTTCTATGTCTTTACAAAGTATTGATTCTAATAATTTTCCTTATGAGCATATTTCATACGACTCTGCTGTTCCTGCTGTTGAAGTTGCAACATCTTCTCCAGCAGAGCCACAAGAGTATCTTGCATATAAGTTTGTTATGTATCGTGATTCTGTAACTACCTCTCTTGGCCCAGTCTTTAAGGGCTATCAAGCAAAGGCAACCATTGCTACACCACGTCAGCGTCTTATTAGTTACTATGTCTACTGCTTTGATGAAGAGACAGATAAGAATAATGTGCGTACTGGTTACTCAGGTAGAGCACATGAGCGCATTTTAGAACTTGAATCAATTGAAGAGTCAGGAGACATCGTTACATGGCAGGATTTGAATACGGGCGAAAGCCGTCAGGTTCAGATTGAAGGAATTAACTTAATAAACGCAACTCCACCAGATAAAAACTCTACAGGTTTTGGTGGCATATTAGAAATTCTGGTGAGGACAGTATAATGAGTACGGCTCAATGGTTAGGCTTAGCAGTATCTGTTTGTACATTAGTGGCAGCGTTTGCTACCTCAGTACGTTGGTTAGTTAAGCACTATTTGTATGAACTTAAGCCTAATTCTGGCAGCAGTCTCAAAGATTCTGTTATTAGATTAGAGGAAAAAGTAGAAATCTTGTATCAAATTATGGTTCAAAAGGGGAGAAATGAGTAATGAAGTCTGTTGTCAAGAGAGCCACACCTGCCGCTATTGCTGTCCTGCGTCAAGCCACAGCGATTTCTCCGCTGCGTTTGAAAGCGTCAGATGGACTTCTGCCGTCGAACGCTCATCTGAAACAGAGTCCAACCAGCGACCATAATACTGGACTTGCAGTTGACCTAACCCACGACCCTAAACATGGCATTGATTGTGCCGATATATTTGAAAAGTTAAAGGAGGATAAGCGTGTTAAGTATCTTATCTTCAAAGGAAAAATCTGGTCAAGAGAAAAGTCCAAGTTGGGAAACAGACGGTACACTGGGAGTAATCCTCACAATAAGCACCTTCATATTTCTATTAACCCCGCTTTTTGTACAGATACTTCTCCGTGGTTCTGGTGGCTAAATCAGCCTAAAATTGTCAATCAAGTGGTAGCATTGGCGCTACCAGTTCCTGCCAAAAAGGCATACAAAACTGAAGTTTGTACCTGCTGCAAATTGCACGGGGCAAAGCAATAAAGGAGATAACAATGGAACAATTTAAGCAAGTAGCACTCACATGGTTCCGTGCTGCAGCATCTGCTGCTCTTGCACTATACCTTGCTGGTGAGACAGACCTTAAGACTCTTGGTGCTGCAGCCCTTGCAGGCTTTGCTGGACCACTACTTAAGTGGCTAGACCCATCTGCAACACAGTTTGGACGTGGTTCAAAGTAACCATTTAAGGGGCTTAGGAGCCCCATAGAGACAAGAAACCCCCAGAACTGGTATCTCTACCAGCGCTGGGGGTCTTTTGTCATTTACGCAGAGAGTTGATTATATCCTCTACCTTAATAAGGTAACCCTTACTAGGGTTCGGAGGTATGTTGCAGGTAATGGCTCTTCCCCTAGCCGTTACTACCTGCTTCAGTACCTCCGTTGGTACCAACAGGGTTGTCCCCTCCAGCACGAAAGCCCAGTAACTTGCCTTTGTACTGGACAATCCTGATAGATACCAATTCTCGTTATTGTGTGACCAGCAAACTGTTTCGATGTATAGGTTGCCAGTCTCTTTCCACTTTAAATCTGTCTTTACTTCTACTGTAGTACCACCAGTTAACAACTGTTGGACTAGTCCTTCTCCTTCTTGACCTACTGCTAGGTCTAAATCGAAGTCAGATAACTTTGCCGTACTCATGTATCTCCCATGCTAGGCCAACTGGTTTAGGTATTATGTTTAACTTCTTACGGATTGCTTGCCTATGTCTAGGTGTAGTTCCTGCCCAAAATCCTTGCACTGTATTTTCTAGTGCATATTGTAGACATTGTGTTTGAACTGGACAACTAGCACAGATTCTTTTAAGAAGGTTTGCTTCTCTGTATCCTGGTTCGCTATCTTCTGCAAACCACATCTCTGTATCTGTGCCACGACAGGCTGGAGTATCTGTCCATACTGGATAGGTCACTAGAACTCCATACCTACATACCAAAATACTAAATCAATGGTAATAAAATGCTTACAGATACAAATACCTAAAGCAAATCCATCTACTCTTCCCCATGAAAACCAATACTTGCCAACTCTTTTGCTTGTCATTCTATCCTCCTGTTGAGTAGAAGCCTGTGCCATTAAACTTGATGGCTGGTGCTGACCATACACGCTGCATAGTTTCACCACAAGTTGGGCAGGCTGGTGGAATATTCTCGTTAATCTCCATTACTTCTGTACAACATTCACATTTAAAATCAAATAGTGGCATTAGAAAGTCTCCTCGTTTTTTGGGTAAGGGAGTGTGACCATTGAGCCACAGTTAGTGCACTCTCCATCAAGGAAATAAAAGCATAGTTCACCTTCGTCAAATGCAACAAGCGCATGAAATACATCCCCTCCACATACGCAAACATCTCCAATAGGTTCTCCTCGCAAGTCCATAGCACGCGAGTAATCCGTTGGATGTAGTAACTCTCTGATTGCTTTGGCAGCATTTTCATTCTCCTGATTCGTCATCATCTACCTCTACTAAATCTTCTTCTTCTGCATATGGCCTATGCCCACCAAGATTTCTGATTAGACTACTGATTGCCCGCTGCACTTTCATGCGGGCACCATCTGGAGTAGTAGATAACTCATCTGCTAACTGGCTCCACTCAACATTTTCTGCTGAGTATTTGATACGAAGCACATTTTGTTTTGCATCTGATAATCTGTAGTAGGCAGTGGCTATATCTGAGCGAAGTACTAACCAGTTATTAGTGTCATTGCTTTCACCTTTAGAGAACTTATAGTTTAAGTCTTTGATTGCTACTGGAATCTCATATGATTCTGCAATGATGGATGGTAGAAAGGCTTCGATAACTGAGGAGTTGTAGTAATACAGGTCAAGAATTTCGTAGCCAATTTTTCTAGCCTTCTCCCGCTCACAGTACTTGATGGCTGCGTTGCGTAGAGACCGTGCTATTAACTTGTCCCTATCTTTCTGTTCTAATTCTGACCACTCTTTGTATTTTTGTGGATGAGAAACAAACCACAGCCATAGTACTTGTTGAATGTCTGATTGCTCAGTCATCTGGTACTTGCGGTGGTACTCAGCAGCAAGGGCTATCACCATTGCCTCGTACTCATCTACATACATTGACTAGTTAACGCCTTCCCACTGTCCTCTTTGTACCAATAGTCCGATTATTGCATAGTTTGCTAGGTCAATGAAGGAATCCTGTATGGATTCGTAGTTGGGCGTGTCGTTGTTTTTGTAGTAAAGATTTTCTAACCGTGCCATCTTGTCATGCATACGGACAAGCAGCCCATTCATTGCTCCGCCTGGAGCGTTAGAGATATTCAACGGCCCATAGTCTGCATGTTTACGTATCATAATAATACGTAGTTCTTTTAGAATATCTTCAAAGTCATTCGGGTCTTTCATTGAGTATCTCCTTTGCCTCTGTATCGAACTTATGCATTGCTTCTGCTACTAGTATTTCTTCAATAGTCTCGTTGCCACTACCTGTGGCTGCTGCCACTATGACTGTGGCAATCATGGTAAGCATCTTGTGTGCCATCTCTTGGTCTTTGAAAAGCATTTCATCTACATCTCGTAGTGCATTAAGTAGGTCTAGACCCTGCTTGTCTGATACTGGCAGTCCAATAATCCGTGGATTATCTCTAATAAAATCCCATACACTATCTTCATTAGGAACTGAGGCACTTGGCGATTCGCTCATTGATAAAATCTACTCCCTCTTTATGCACGATACTGTTGACATCGTGGCCTTCTGGCATCTGAATGATATTAACATTACCCAACTCTTTGCTTATCTTCTTGCCGAACTCTAGCCCTGGTGCATCGCCATCTGCTAGCACGATTACTGTATCAAAGTCATCTAGGATTCTTGTATAGAATGGCTTCCAGTTATTTGCACCTGGAATACCTACTGATGGGTGATTGGTTTTAACGCTGAGTGTAATGCAATCTATTTCACCTTCGGTGACACAGATGTAGTCTGATGCTGTTAGTACTACTTGTGCATTGAACATGCTGGTCTTAGCACCTGGCATACCCATATACTTTGGGTCTGCTCCGTTCATTGCTCTGAATCTGATATCTACCACGCCTGATGGCGTGATGTATGGGATGGCTAGTCTATCTGCATACTGTTCATGACCTGGAAGAGCGTCCTTTACTACTCCCAAATGAAACCGTTGCGCCTCTGCGACCGAGAGATTGCGTGTTGCCAGATAGTCTGTTGCTAAATGAATCTGGCTTGCGTACTGCTGCGCCGCCTGCAAGAGAAATTGCCTGTGCGAATTTGATAGCCTCACGATATGTACCTCCCTCCTTCTGAATAATTAAGTCGTATACATCTCCACCTACACCACAGCCGTGACACTTGAATCTACCTTCATCGAAGTTTAGACCTGCTGATGCATGACTGTCATCGTGGAATGGGCATTTTATTTTGCGCCAACCGCTGCCCTCTGGAGGCACGGTGGCGCCAATGTAGTTAAGATAATCTACAATACTATGCTTGGCTGCTTCCATTCATGGCCTTCTTAATTAAGTCCAGCCATACTTTGGCTGGCATTGTGCAATACCACTCGTTAACATCCTTGGTTCCTTTTTTCTTATGGAGGACAACACCTGTCCAACCTTGGTCGTTAATCATTTCTACTTCTAGTTCTTTAATCCAAGTGCTAAGGTCTAACTTAATATGGTTCTTAACTTCTATGGTTACTCCATTGACTCCTGCTATGTCGCCTCTATCTAGGTGACTACCCGCTAGTCTGCGTTCTGCGTATGGAAAACCATTCTCTTTTAACCAATTAACTGCTGGGATTTCTCCGCCTTGTGTACCTTTACGCTTGGCTGCACTACTCATTCTTTAATAATTTCGTCTTGAAAACCTGATTCCCATTCTAATATTTCTAATGGAGTTGGATTGCCTTTATATATTCTCCATCCAAAGTCTCGACCAAATGCTTTAATATTAAACATATAATCAGACATATCCCATTTCATTAGTTTAATACTAAATCCACGTTCATTGTGGAAAAAAACTGGTTCTTTAATTATCTTCATACCATTCCCTCTTGTTGGTATCTGACTGCTACATCTTCTAAGTACATAGAGTCTGGGTTAAATGACAGACTAACATAGTTACTACCTGTTTGGTCTGCTCTGCCGTAGCGATTTTTAACTGGGGCTACACACAAGTATGTGTCATCACCCTGTTTCATCTGACCAATGGTGAGAACCATGGCTGGAATCTGATTGACCATGCCTTGTACTGCGCTGCGTGGCTGACATGGATAACCATCAAAGCCTTCCTTTGTGTGGTGCAGAACTAGTACTGCTGCGTTGGTATCTCTGGCTAGATACTTGAGTTCCTTCATAACTGCACGCATTGCGCCGAACTCATCGTATCCATCCATTGCTACATCCATAAGATTGTCTACAACAATAAGAGTTGGACTCTTGCCCCACACTGTTTCAAAGGCTGAGACTTCATCATCTAAGTCTTTGAGTGTAGGGCTGGATTCAAACGACCAGAACAAATGATTGTTTAGTTGTAGTATCTCATGTGATTTAGCAGGATTGTTTTTAAGTAACTGTTCTGCTGCTGCTTGTGTCATCTTGCCTGTCATGGCAATCAAACGCATAGCCATCGTATGTGCATTGGTATCTGCTGAAAAGTAAAGTGTAGGATGTTTTGTTTTAGCAGCGATAGCCAATGCAACTGACGACTTACCTGCACCTGGGGTGCCTGCAACTACAGTTACTTCTGCTCTACGCAGAATAATTCCTGCTCTCTCAAACGCTGCAAAGGAAGGCGGAAGTGGTTCTCCGCCTACCTCTGCTTTGTTTATAGAGCGTCTAAGTGTTTTCACTTAATCTGTTCTGGAACGAATGTGTTCCACTCTGGTGACTGAACCACAACATACTGGTTCTTGCACTTGTCAAATGCACCCTTCGGTGCTGGGCAGAAGTAACCCTTGTATGGCTTACCATCTTTACCCATGCCTTGAATTGCTGTCATCTTTCCGTGTGCACAAGCACGACCACCAAGTGTTGCTACTGGTGCTGGCTGTGCATATTCTTGTGCAGGAATAGTTGTTCCTGTCTCAATGATGTTGCCACCTAATGCGGCTGCAACTGACTGTACTGATGGTGCTGGTGCTGCTGGGGCACCTGCAAAACGAACTGCTGATTCTAGTTCTTGTGCTGCTGATGCGATTGCTGCAATTGAATGTGCAACAATCTGGTCTAGTTCATCTCCGCTTTCTGCGCGGACTGTTACTAGGCTACCTGCTGTTGTTTTAACTGTGATACTGATTGGTGCTTCTGTGCTAGGCACTATCTTCTCCTTGCTCGAATGGAGTAGCAAGACCCTTTTGGTCTCGCCACTTTCTTACTTTCATTGCAAACTGTACACCTTTCCATCCTTCTTTGATGTCAATCCATACTAGTTTGCATGTTCCTGTACCTGCTGGTGCATGAACAATAATTGCTTTCTCTTTATTGATATCGCCCCATGTGCCACGGGTCGCCGTATCAGTCATGTACGGCGAACCGTTGGCGTAGATTGCTAACTGCATAGCGATATTATTTGGGTGGTCAATGCGACCTGTTTTTAAGTCTGCAATGAATCGCTCACCCTTGTATTCAACAACTCTATCTGGAGTACCTGCAATTTTAAACTTGTCTAGTACTGTGAATTGTTCAATGTAAATCTTAGTAAGAATGCTTGTTGCTGCTTCATAGGCTTTGATGTCTGGCATCCACTGCTCTGGAAATACACCCAACTCTAAACCTAAGTCTAGTTTTTCTGTGAGTGCATGGATTGCTGTACCAATTGTGGCTGCTTTACTAGCGCCTGCTACTTCCATTGCTTCTTCAATGTAAGCATTAACTAACTTGTTGTTATCTCCTGCTACACCAATGGCTAATAATAAGTCTGGCCTGCTTGTTAAACCTATTGCTGCCATACGCATTTTCCATGCTGTTAATGCAGAGGCATCATCTAAACTATTAGCGATGGTAGTTGCGCGAGTATAAGCAACTGCCTTGCCTCCGCTAGGTGGAACAACTAATGGTCGTCCGTATCTATCGCGTTCTATTTCTGTTGGCATATATCTCCTTGATAATTAGAGTCCCGTGTTCGCAGATGGCGGGACCACCCATCCCCAAGTCTAACACATAGTAGAAATGAACAAACACCTATGCGTTAGATAGCGACTATTGATGTTACATAAGAGAGAGGTAGGCAGTTACTCTCTTTCGACTCCATACACATTTACTTCTTGGTCATTTATCTCTAAGTCGTAGCCGCTGACTTCGATATTGTCATTGATAATATCTTCAGCCTCTTCAGGGGAAGAAGCCTTGATACCAGTGACTGTAACTGTAATCTCTACAGTTGCTGACCAAGTTGTAACTAATGTATCTGAACCGATTGACTCTAGCAATTCGTTAACGCCCTCACGTGTAACGGTTGCTTCATCTGTAACATCTTCAAATGCTTCAGTAAAGAAATCATATACCTTGCCTCGGATAGATGCAAGTTTTCTATATGCCTCCTGAGCCTCAAGTTGTACTTGTTCTAGTCTTGATTTAGTTGCTGTTTCATTCTTGATTAGTTCCTTCAATGATTCCTCAGTGAAGTTGTATGTAGTTCCGTCTACTGTTATTGGGTTTAGGTACACGATTCTCCTTAGATTCCGATTAGTTCTAGTGCTCTTAGTTTAATGCCATCATTGCGCCCTGCAAGGGTAGCAATACTAGCATCTTTCTGGGAGTAGTGGTCAGCGTATTCTACAACTGCTTGCCACAATCCGAAGTCTGTTCCGCGAATGTTCTCTTGTGTTGGGCTATCTGAGTAGATAGCAAATGCTTTTTGCCGTGCATTAAGAGCACGGGACTTAGCATTCTTCTCGCCTTTGCTGAGTAGGTGCATAGGTGAGTGTTCAATCTTGATTGGCAACGCCCATACTTTCTTGAAGTATGCGGTTGCTTTGTTGATGTCTGCCTCACGCTGCATGAGGTAGTTGGCCAGGTTACTGTACTCATCAACACTCTTGTATGTTAGGTCAAGTAAGTCTCGCATACCAGATACTGATAGCAATGCGTTCTGTGTGTGACGCAAGGTATAGGTATGTGCCTTGTTCTTGGCTCTAAAAATACGATTGATTTGATTGGCACAAAACAATCGTTCAATGATAGGGCGAACTACTACTGATGATGAGCCGTCATGACTGGTTTTAGCCAGTAAGAAGGCTGCATGTGGGTCGCCCTTGATTTCCATTTCTCTTGGTAATGACATGAGCATCCAGACTTTTGCTCCGCCATCGTACTCACCTGCTGCTGCATAGCGAGCCTCGCCTGAATCAATCAAGGCATCAAGGCAACCAAAGACTTCAGAGTTCTGAAAGACTTTATACTTGTTGCCTACTACACCAATGACTGACTCTTTTCCATTATCTTTCTTAACAACAGCCTGCTTCTTAGGTACATGCATGAACTGTTCTGTGTGCATATCTGATAGAGATACAGACCAGTCAAGCCCTGCTTGTCTGGCTACCTCTGATGCACTGCTTGCTTCAACGGCTACGCCTGCTTTAATCCAGGCGGAGCGGTTTGGTTTATTTACTACATCTGCTGTAGTCATGTGTTCCTTTCTTTACCATGAAGCCTGATATTCGAAGGCCCATCCTTCGGGTACATCTTCAATGAGTTTGCTTACTATCTCCACGGTTTTTTCTATGCCGTGGAAATACCATTCGTCATACTCTGTGCTTCCAAAGAAGAAGCCAGCGCCTGTTGGCAGCAGTTCTGCTGCTTTGTCATGGTCTGCTAATACCTCTTCACATGTAATCTTTAAATCAATTAAAGAACTACGAGGTACATAGATAGGCTGACAATTATCCTCCCCATCTGCTAGGTTTTCAATGAACCAGTTATGGATAGCATTAACCTTGCGCCAGTATCCAACTTGAATTGATACCGTTGCATAGGCTAGTTCTTCTGGGTCATGAGCCCAATCGCCAGCACCCATAAGTGCAGTAAGGATTTTGTAATCGGCATTAGGTTTTTTATCAAGCCTGCCATATTGTCCAGTTATCCAATCAATAGATGAGATACCTTTACGGGCGTAGAGATACATATCCAATCCCATGATTAGATACCCATGCCTTCTTTAACTTTTGGATGTAGTTCCTCAGTCATGGTTGTGAATGCTGATGCAGGCCAACCTGAATAGAAGACACGGTGTAGTAGATTCGCTAGTGAATAGCGAGGGTCTGCTACTTGTACCTTTGCTAACAGTTCCTTGGCTGAATCTGTTTGCTCTAGTGAATATAGATTTGCAGCCAATACACTTCCAACTGGTGCAAAAAACTCATTAGGTACTGAGTCTACAAAGTATGCAAGGTATGTATTAACATCCTCAATTTTGCGCTCAGATGGTAGACCTAGCATGAAGTCACGCAACTGAATGTCCTTCTGCATTGCTGCTGCAATCTCTGCAATGTGGTCATCATCTGGTGCTACACCTGAATCAATGGTGCTGTAGATAGAGTCTGTTAGACGCTTGCGTTGTGCTTGTAGTTGTTCTTCTTTACCATTTTCATCCAACAGGATGTTGTGGTAGTTTTCGATTTCTTCTAGTGTTACTGTCATTTCTTTCTCCTTAGTTTGTTGTTGGTTAGTACCATCCATTGCTTCGCCAATGAGACCAAGCAACTGATGGTTTGTCGTAACGGTGCTGGATGTAGGCCAGCCCCCGCTCAATCTGGAGCGGGGCTGGCGTTGCTGGGTCAAGATTAAGCAACTGTGGAATACCAAATGCAGAACTGTTTGGGTTATCTGCTGCTGGATTCCATGCTGATTCCTTACCCCATAGTTTCATGAGAGCGCGATGCTCAGACAAGTTCCATTCTGGGTATGCCATCCGCATGAACTGTTTTGCATATAATTTCAGAGCACGGGGAGTCCAATGGAACTCGCTCATCTCCGTAGGTTTTGGTTCTGTGTAAGCCTGAACTGCTGGCATGTGCCACGGCAGCATTGACAAGAATGCTACATACCATGCTGTAAGCAATGCGAATAGTTTCTTCATCTAACGACCCATCTGTAGAGGAGATAGAAAACTGTAATGAGGAATGCCCAGGACTGTAATGGTGTGAGAGGGAGGATTGATATTTCATTCATCGCCCCACATCCTGTCTGGTTCTTGATAACCATCATCCTCATCTTCTATCTCTTTGTCTAGTGCTATGTCATCTTCAAGCGGTGGTTCGTAACTCATACTTTCTCCTTCGCATTACATGTATTGGGTCACCATACATACTGTGTCTGATGACTGAATCAATTGATACTCCGTATACATCACACAATTTTAGCAGTCTTCTGAGTGTGATGTTTCTACCATTGCGTTCGTAACTACCTACTGCTTCTTTGCTGAACTCACCATTGCTTACTTGTTCTACTTGTTCAAGGGTATAGCCTTTGAGTAGGCGTATATATTTAAGTGTGTCAATTACTTCTAGGTATGGTGGGTTAAGGTCACTCATAGTTCTTCCACACATTCGTATTCATCTTCACATTTGCTACAGCAATCTGTGCATAAGCCACTTGTATTACAGAAGTTTTCTGCATACTGGTCGCAGTCAGCGCATTGTGCTGGTACGTATGGGCCAGTCATTAGAACTCATCTACCAGTTCTGTAATGATTGCATCTATTGAATTGTATGCGGCTTTGTCTAGGTTGTATACCATGTTGCCCCATTGTTCATCTGTCATCTTAATGCCATAGTCTTCGTCAATTTCTTGACGCTCAACTATTGCCCACCATGTATTAGGACGCTCTAGTTGTTCCATATTCCATTATCTTTCTATACATGATGCTCCACCAACCTTTGGCGGGGCAGTTTTTACAGTAGTACTGTCCTGGGATATCACTACATAACCAATGATGGTTACTCTTCGACATAGATTCTACCTGTTGCCATCATCTCTTCAAGAATGGCATTGGCTTTCTTGATTGATGTTATTGCTTGGTCAATGGACTCATTCAAGTCCGCTATCTCATGAACTGTGTATGACATCTGTTGCTCCTAACTTGGTCCAAGCACATGCTTGGCAGTAGTTTCTTGGGCTGGTTCTATTTACATCTACTAAAATAGCGATGCCACATGAGTAGCAATCGTATGTCTGATACTTTATTTGGTTGTCCATAGGTCTTCCTTGGCTATGTCTGGGTCATAGTAGATATGGTTGGCTGCCTTGGCTGTGCGTAAGGCACGGCGAAGGTCAGTGTTCTCTCTCATAAGTAGCATGTTCTGTCTGATAGCAAGGGTGATGACTGCTACAGATGTAGTTAAAGCAATCAGGATTGCAAGCATTGTCATGGAATCTAATAACATTTCTATCTCCTTTTGTGTGAGCATTGGCTAATAGGAACTAAGCAGTCCCCACAGTAAACTATATTATCTTTGTTGTCTAGCATTCTGAGGCTCCAGTTCTGTATAGAAAATGGACTTGCTAGCGTCCGTTAATGTTACCCTGGGGCTAGCAAAAAAAGTGCAGGTGGTGAGAGCCGTAGCCCCCACCACCTGCGGTGTTGTTAGACGAGAGAGATTTTGGTAGCGACTTGGTTGTCGTACCATTGCTCCTTCTTGTCGGAGTAAGTAGATGTTAAGTAACCTTCAATGTTACAGATGAACTCAGTTTCTGTAGAGTTGATTAAGTTCTCACGAATCCATGCTTGGAGCGCAGGGTCTTGGATAGTGATTTGACGGCTTGCGGTGAACTTGCTAGCCATTGAACCATCTGGAGTGTACTCGATTCGGCGGTCTACAACAGTTGCCTTGATAACATTGTTGTAATCTTTCACTGCCTTAACGATTGAACCATTGAATGTGAATGTGTTTGACATGTTATTTCCTTTTCTGTTAGTTAGTTGACTGGGCGGAGTCCCCGTCACTCTGACGGGGCGAGCCTTGGTGATTAGTTGCAGTTTGGGCACTGAGCGTGCTTGTTGAAGGTATAGTGGCAGGTTTGGCACACCATTGAGTTTGGTGGCATGTCCATATTGAGGTCAAAGATGCGGTCAGTTATTAGGCTGATTGCTTCTAGATACTCCTCGCGAGTATCCTCCCAAGTTTGGGTAGCGTAGACAAAGTAAGGTTCTACTCTGGTCGTACTGCCTACCCATTCATGGGCAGATGGTTCGGTAACTGAGTGCCATTGACGGCGGTATTGAAGGTTGCCTTCATCTACTAGGTCATGGGCTATGTCACTGGCTCGGCTGTCCCGTAGGTCGGTGCAGTCTGGGCACAGTTCCATCTGAATCATGCACTGGTAGCATGCGTTGGTTACAGTCAGTTCATCAGACATGGGATTAACTTCCTTTCTGTAGGTAGATATTTTCTAACTACACAATCCCCACACAATGGGTGTCAAGCCCAGTCTTTTCATGGGCTTGATGCCCATAGTATTATCAACCAGACTATCCAGTTAGGATTTTAAATTAAACTGGGGCGCGGAATGTATTGTTTAAATGGAGCGCCGAGATAGTCTCCTATCACTCCAGTACAGTAACAGGACAGACTGTACAGTAACTGACAGAACAGTGTCCTGCTGTATAGTTCTATGGGTCTACTTGACCCCAGAGTTATTAACTGTAACTGGTAGTAAGAGAGTATCTCTACCAAAATATTTCCCGTACAACGGGATGCCTATGCCCCAGTACTGCTAATACTGGCTCTGACCTGCGGTTATAGTATATTAACTATACTGTGATGTAAATCACAGGCTGTAAAGCGTTCGGAATGGCCTGTTGAACGGATTAATATATAGTAGAGGCAATTTATTGCCGATACTATAGCAAGGGCTTCAGGCCCTTGCGTACAGACTGTATCTACTGTCTGTTACAAACTGACTGATAAGGAAGTTTGCAGGCGGGTAAATACTGCCCGTAGAATGGGACAGTAATGACATTTAGCAAAACTAACAACCCCCGTACGGAAAAAACTGCGGAGGCAAAGGCTAAGGTTTTAGCCCTGATAGCCGAGGGCATGGGTGCCCCAAGGGCTATGCAGCAGATTGGCTATAAGGAAGATACCCTGCGTATCTGGATTAGCCGCGATAAGAAGTTTGCCCGTGATTTGGAAGATGCTAAGGCAGATGCCAAAAATAAGTCCACTGTCGCCCTGGGGGTGGCAAAGGATGAGATTTCCTTTTCCCAGTTCTCAGAGGTATTTTTGGGGCAGAAGGTATTTGCCCACCATCAGGATTGGATTGACCTACTAGAAGGCGATGAGCCTTCATGGCTGCATGACTCTATGGTGTATGAGCCTGGAGACCAGAACCGCCTATTGGTTAACGTACCCCCTGAGCACGCCAAGTCCACTGTGGTGACTGTTAACTATTCGACTTATCGTATCGCCCTCAATCCCAATGTGCGTATCATTGTGGTCAGTAAGACCCTTAACAAAGCACGAGAGTTCGTGTATGCGATTAAGCAAAGGTTATCCCACCCACGTTGGCTGAAGTTACAAACAGCCTATGGCCCAGAGGGCGGTTGGAAACAAGATGCCGATACCTGGAAGGTAGACACGGTTTACCTTGGGGGCGATGCGAGAGATTCATCCGAGAAAGACCCAACTATCCAAGCACTTGGTATGGGTGGTCAGATTTACGGTGCCCGCGCCGACCTGATTATTTTGGATGACTGTATTACTACCGCTAACGCCCATGAGTGGGATAAGCAGATTAACTGGTTACAAAAGGAAGTTATTACCCGTTTGGGTAAAAACGGCAAGTTGCTAATTGTAGGGACACGAATTGCGGCGAATGATTTTTATAAAGAACTTCGTAATCCGAAGCATTGGTCTAATGGTAAGTGCCCATTTACTTACATGGCTATGCCTGCGGTTTTGGAGTATGGGAAGAACCCAGAAGAATGGGTAACCCTTTGGCCTAAGTCTGACCATCCGTGGGATGGAGACGAGGACACACCCGATGAGCAAGGGCTATACCCTAAGTGGGATGGCCCATCATTATTTAAGCGCCGTGGTGAAGTAACACCTAGTACCTGGGCTTTGGTCTATCAGCAGGAGGATGTCGAAGAAGATTCCATCTTCCCACCCGCACTGGTTCAGTCATGTGTAAAGGGTATGAGAAAGCGTGGTCCGTTAAAACCAGGCGCGGTGGGACATCCGACTCAGGTTGAAGGTTATACAGTTGTTGGATTTGACCCTGCTATGGGCAGAGGACATGCTGCGTTTGTAGCAATGACCTATAACCGAGCAGACGGAAAAATGTATGTGCTGGACTGTGAGAACATGTCTGAGCCTACACCACAAAAAATTCGCGCAATGCTGGAAGAGTTTACTATCAAGTATCGTCCTAATGAGATTCGCGTTGAGATTAACGCTCACCAGAAAGCCTATGAACTAGATAACGATTTGCGTGAATGGCTATCTCAATACGGCACAAGCCTAAAGCCTCACTTTACAGCAAAGAACAAATGGGATACTTCCCATGGTGTGGCATCTATGTCAACAATGCTGGGCACTATGCACGATGGAGTATTCCAAAAGAACAACACAATTGAGTTTCCTTCCTCAGATGGTTCAGAGGGAGTCAAGGCTTTAATTCAACAACTCATTACTTGGAAACCCGAGACCAAAGGCAAGACAGACTGCGTGATGGCTATGTGGTTTGCATTCCTTAGACTTCGTGAGTTGATGCAACAGAGCACCGTTATCTCACGATACACAGAAAACCGTTGGGCTACACGTGCTCAACTATCAAGACGCGGAACTGTAAATCTAGACCTTGCACTACAACAACAGTGGCAAGAACAATTCGGATAAGGAGTAGAGATGCCAGCACCATTAGCAGGAGCGGTAGTAGCGGCAATTGCCCGTGCTGCAGTCTCTAACGCAGCAAAGAAGCGTTTGCTTCAAGCAGCAGCCAAGAAGGTTACCCAAAAAGAAATCAAAGAACTTATTAGAACTGAGATGAAAACTGGTGCACCTAAACTTGGTCGTGCTAATCGCAGACCAGATGTAGCAAATCCTCCTAAGCGAGTTGTATCTAGTCAAGGTCAAACTGGTAGTGTGCGTCCGCCAAAAGCAGACCCTGCTAAAGAACTTTATAATCTTTATAAGAAGAAGCCTGACACTAAGACTGTAACTAAGTCTATGCAAAAGGACCGCGTTACCCCAGCAGATGTTCGAGCGCTTCGTGCAAAAGAACGTAATGAAAGAGTTTCAGAAGCACTTAAGCCATTACTCCCAAGAGGAACTGCTGCTAAAGGAACTACTGTTGCTGGACCTAAACGTGGGCCGAGTGTTCAAGTTGCTAAGCCATCTGCTGCAACTGAACGAGCAAAAGTTGCAATACCAAAAGATACTAAACTAGATGCTTCACGCAAGGCTGCTATGAAGGCAGCAGAACAAGCACGTTCAAGAAAAACTCCAGCAGAACGTGACAAAGAATTAAATATACCTAATCCAGATGCACCATTAAAGAATGAATTAAGCAACATTAATAAAATTATTGCTGAAATGAGTAAGCCTCAAAGAGAAGCATTTAAGCAGAACGATGACATTGCAAATGCATTTTTTAGAAAATATGGTTCTGGTTTACAAAACATAAACAAAAAAGAAGCAGCCGAAATAGCAAAGAAAGCATCTGCTTATCTTGCCAAAAAGGGAATTAAATAATGCTAACAGATAAGCAAATCTTTGCACGTGTTGCGTCTTTAAAAGACCGTAGCCGTGAGCGCGATGGTCGTCACCAAGATGTGTTGCTAGTCCGCCAAGGTCAGATTTCTAGTGTGTATCCTGACTTCTTTCCTGAAGGTGTAGATACAAACGTAGTTGCTAACTTTGTTGACATTGTTGCCCGTGACCTATCAGAAGTAATGGCACCGCTACCAGCAGTTAACTGCTCTGTAGTTAGCCAAGTTAAAGACCGTGCTCGTAAAGCAGCAGATAACCGTACTCGCATTGCTGCTAACTATCTTTACAATTCCGAGTTGCAAGTACAGATGTATACAGGCGCAGACTGGTACATCACATTTGGGTTTGTCCCGTTCATCATTGAACTGGACACTGAAGCAAAGTTGCCGCGTATTCGCGTAGAAAGTCCTGTCGGGGCGTATCCTGAGTTTGACCGCTACGGACGCTGCGTTGCTTTTGCTAAGCGTTACTCTATGCCACTGGCAGAATTGGTTTCCCAGTTCCCAGAGCATACTGACGCTTTACTTGGTCGTGATGGTTATGACCAAGATATGAATGCTAGATTCGATATTATTCGTTACTACGACCAGTATCAATCTATCATTTACGTTCCAGACCGCCAGAACCTAGTTATCTCCCGTGCCAAGAATCCTATTGGCAAGATGATGGTTGTAGTTGCTAAGCGACCAACTGTTGATGGAGAGATGCGTGGACAGTTTGATGATGTGCTTGGTATTCAGTTGCTTCGCAATAGATTCGCATTACTTGCGATGGAAGCAACAGAGAAAGCCGTGCAGTCACCACTGATTGTCCCTGACGATGTGAACGAGTTCCAATTTGGTGGAGACGGAGTTATCCGTACTAAGAACCCAGCAGGTGTTCGCCGAGTTGAACTACCAGTATCTGGTTCATTGTTCAATGAGCAAGCAGTTCTACAAAATGAATTGCGTACTGGTACACGCTATCCTGAATCACGTACTGGAAATGTTGATGCTTCAATCATTACTGGTCAAGGCGTGCAAGCCCTTATGGGTGGATTTGATACACAGGTCAAGTCAGCGCAAGCAATCTTTGCATCTGCACTTAAGACTGTAATTTCACTTTGCTTTGAAGTAGATGAAAAAATCTTTAATGAGATTAAGGCTATTCGTGGTATTGATTCAGGTAGCCCTTATGCAATTGAGTATCTCCCATCAAAGGATATCAAGGGAGACTACTCTGCTGATGTTCGTTATGGAATGTTGGCTGGGCTTAACCCAGCACAGGGACTTATCTTTATGCTACAAGCCCTTGGCGGTAAATTAATCTCTAAGGATTTAGCACAACGTGAATTGCCATTTGGAGTTAACGTAACTCAGGAGCAGGAAAAGATTGAAGTTGAGGAAATGCGCTCTGCGCTTATCTCATCTCTTAATGCTTCAGCACAAGCAATTCCACAACTTATTGCTAATGGCGGAGACCCAACTACAATCGTTAAGAAGATTGCAGAAGTTATCCGTATGCGCCAGAAGGGCACTCAGATTGAGGACGCAATCAATGATGTGTTCGCTCCAGAATTACCACCTGCTGGGGAAGCATCTCAGGTTGAGCAACCGTCCCCTGCTCCCGCCGCGGCTCCAGCAGGTGGCGCTCTTCCACCAGGAGCAGGACAACCGCAATCGTTACAAAGTTTATTATCAAGCCTGACATCAGGTGGAACGGCAAGCGCATCAGCGCGAACAGTAACTCGTAGATAAAACAAGGAGGGGACATGACAACACTTGCTGCATATCAAGGTAATGGTTGGTCTGTAATTGGGTGCGATTCTAGAGCATCTGATGAAACTGGTCGCCCTATGACAATTGCTACTCATAAAATTATTGAGAACAACGGTTATCTTATTGCAGGTTCTGGTGCTAGTCGTGGTTCTAACATCTTACAGTTTGGGTGGAAACCACCTAAGCCAACTAAGTTGGAAGACTTAGATTTGTTTATGACGCAAAAGTTTATCCCCGCTATGCGTAAAACTTTTATTGATGCAGGTTATGACATGAAAGAAGATGGGGATGCAGCAGCGCAAGATTCAGATTTTATTATCAGCATTCGCGGAATCCTTTATCCTGTATTTCAAGATTATTCTTGGGACCGTGATAACCGTGGTATCTATTATGGGGGCAATGGTGGCGATATTGCTGTGGGAGTTATGGAGGCGCTACATATTGATAAAGCGAAAACTCCAGAGCAAGCGGAAAAAATAATTCGCAAAGCAATTGAGATTGCCTGTGTGTGGGATATTTATACTAGCCCACCAATTATAACAAAGATTCAGTACGCAAAATGAGTGAGAAGTTCAGGGAGAAAATAGAGCAAGCACTAAGAGTTCTAATAGAGGAAGACCCTGATGGGTCTAACTACATCTGCGCTAACTGGCTAATAATTACAGAATGGGCAGACTATGATGGAACTCGTTACTTGCATACGGAAGTGTCAGAAGCAATGACACCCTGGAATGCCTATGGCATGATGCGTATGGCTAAGGAATACAATAAAGAGTCCTTTGGCGAACCGCCAGCAGATGAAGATGATGAATTAATGGAAGACGAAGGAGATGAGTAATGACAACAGCACCACAAGGTGGTTATCGTGAGCCGTCTAACCCAGCCCCAGTTTCAGGCCCTGGCGCTCTTTCTCAACGCACTGACGGGGGACCAACACAAGGAGCAAAGTACATCTCAGGACTTCCATACGGACAAGGACAGCAAACCTACTCAAATCAAGTAGCAGCACCTATGCAAGGCAATCCGTTTGAGGGTGCCCTTGGTGGTTCCATTACTCCATTGACTGCTCCAACAGAGCGTCCTAATGAACCAATTACATCTGGTATGAGTTTTGGTGCAGGTCCTGGTCCAGAAGTTTTGCCAGCACCTCCAACACAAATGGAGCCAACTATCCTTTCTGTGCTACGCAAGATTGCACAACAGGATACAACTGGAGAGACAGAGTTAATTTACCGAATGCTAGAAGATAGTGGTGCTTAATGCCAGAGGTAAATCTTGACCCATCTGTTGCACTCGTTAGCCCTAACTTTTATAGTGCTGCTTTAAAAACACAACTTGACCCTAAAGAAGCACTGCTTGTTGAGCAGCATACTAAGAATTACTTAAAGGCTAAGTCTTTACTTAAGTTAAGTGAAAAAGAAGCACGTAAGCAGTTTCTAAAACTAGACCCAGTAGTACAAACTAACATTCGTACTATTTATCCAGACAAACAAATCTTTGAACCAGAACAAGATTTACGGGGTAAGTTAGTACAAATTGGTAGTGGGCTTGTTCAAAGAGCAACAGAAGCGGCTTTTTCTCTTCAAATTGCTGGATTTAAAGTTGCTGGCGAGTATGGTAAAACAATTAATACTCCAAACATTGTTCGTGCTCAATTAGAACAAGGCAAACCATTTTCCAAAAAACTTCTTACTGATTCTTACAACGGTTTAAACTCATGGCGTTGGGACAAAGTTGCTGCCTATGAGAAGCAATATGGAAAAGCACTAACTACACTTTTGCGTGGTAATGCTGAAGGTCGTACCATTGGTGAATCAATGGATATGTATGGCACAAGTGATGCTGATATGTATAAGGCTATTCAGTTTATGGGCGATGAGCCAGAGAAGTTTCAGAATCTTTTAGAGCGAATTAAATTAGATGCACAGGTTAGTCCTGGTCGTGACTTTGCAAACAAAGCAGCCGTATCTGAAACAACTGTTAACAAAAATCATTGGGCAGTTAAGTTTACAAAAAAACTTGGTCTTGATGCTACAACCAAAAAAGGTCAAACAGATTTAAGAAAGTTTGTTTCTGGACCAATTGATGCTATTTACCAATTTGCGATTGACCCATTAACCTACATTGGTGTTGGACCTGGAGTAAAGGCTTTAACTAAAGGTGTAGATGGAGTTCCAGTTGCTGCTGCTGATGCAATGAAGTTTGTTGGTTTAAAAAGCCGTGGCGAAAGAATGGCTGATACTTATCAGTATATTTCTGAAAAGGCTGGTACTGCAAGTGCTGGTCTTGACTGGGCTTTTAGACAACCAGAAGTTAAGACATTATGGGATGACCAACTAGGTCCTATCATTAAGTCCTACATGGAAGCAGACAGTCCTACTGCTCGTTCTCTTGCATTTAATAAGATTAAGCAAGACCACCCACAGTGGGCTGACAGAGAACGCATTCGCGCTATTGGCGCTGAAATGAAGAAACTTAATAAGTATGATTCAACTACTGCTAAGAAGTTTTTTACAGATGTAGATGACTTTAACTCATTCTTGAGTGGTCCAGTAACTGGTGTTTCTGCACGCCGTAGTGGAATTGTTACTGCACGTGATACACGTAACGTTACTTCTGCTGCACATAGAATTGCATACGAAACTTTTAACCCTGCTGTTAAATCAAAAGCAACAGAAGATGTTATTAAGCAGAACGATGAAGGCTTGCTAGGTATTATGGATGCCTTGAAGAAGGTATCTGATGATTCTGAAAGTCTACTCAACCCTGAGATTGAAGACATTCTTAAACTAAAAAAGGATGTTAAGCGAGCACGTAAGTTTGCCTATGACCTAGGCTCGAACCTATCTCGCTCTCCAGGTCGTATCCTTTGGGGAGACGATGCTATTAAAACAAGCGAAGATGTTCGCAATCTTGCACAGCAAGTAATGCCCACAAACTTTGCAGATGCTTTTATTGAAGCCTAT